CGTGTTTGACGCTGTTAATGTTTTACCATCAGCGATTGTTAACGTAGAACCAGTTGCTGGAGCAGTGATAGTAACCTTGTTAACAGATGTGGCAGATGCAACACCAAGTGTTGGTGTAACAAGTGTTGGACTTGTGGCAAAAACAGCAGCACCAGATCCAGTTTCATCAGTTAAGGCTGCTAGGAGTTGAGCAGAAGTAAATGATCCAAGTACTGCAGCATTACCCACTGATGTAATATGCCCAGTTAAGTTCGCATTAGTTGTTACATTACCAGCAGTTAATCCAGATGCTGTGCCAGTTACATTGGTCATTACACCAGAAGCAGGAGTGCCCAATGCTGGTGTCGTTAGTGTTGGACTAGTAAGTGTCTTGTTTGTAAGAGTTTGCGTTGCAGTAGTACCAACAACAGGAATATAGTTAGTGCCGTCTACTGTATATTCCCAAACATCAGTAGTTTCATTCCACTGAAATGTAACATTAGTGGAAGTGCCACGCTCGACTTCAATACCAGCATTTTGTGATGGAGTTCCTGCTTCATTACTATTCAAAGTAATGATATTATCAGCAAGATTGATTGTTTCGGTATTTACAGTAGTTGTGGTTCCAGAAACCGTTAGATTGCCGCTAACAGTTAAATCATTAAATGTAACGTTAGATCCAGTTCCAACTGCCTGACCAATAGCAATTTGACCGCTGGTAATAGTAACACCAGTTCCAGCGCTGATATGAGCGCGAACATCTGTTGCACTTGGACCAGTATAAGTAATTACACCCGTCGAACTGTTATATGCGAGCGAACCATCGCCACCAGAATCAGTTACAGAAATGGCACCTCTTGCAGATGCATCTGTATATTGAGTAATGGTAGATGAAATTGCACCAGTTGTATTGTTATATGAAATCCCTGTGCCAGCACTTAGACTTGACAGAGTAATAAAGTTGGCACCATTAGTTAGTTGACTGGTATTAGTTGGGATGGTAATAGCACCAGTTGTGCTGTTATATGCTCCTGAACCAGCAGTAAAACTTAGGGAGGCTCTAGCAAGAGTATCTGTATACTGTGTAATGGTAGTAGAGATAGCGCCGCTAGTAATACTAATACCAGTGCTTGCACTAAATGCGTCTCTTGCTCTGGTAGTTGTAAAGTAGAGGTTCGTTGAACCTTCTGTAATCTCGTCGCTGTTATCTTTAGTCTGAATTGCCGAAGTAACATATGCTTCTGTTGCCAGAGGTTTACCACCAGCGGTGGTACCATCATGAACAACTACTGTATCTTTTGTTGTGTCGACAGTGACTTCACCGACAGCGCCCGTAAAGGTATTATGTTGGGTGGTAGTCCCTCTTCTAAGTTGTAAAATCGTTGCCATTTGTATCTCCTAGTCCACCCTATTTAGGTAGTATATGTTCCACCATTAATAATGGCACCTTCTTCTATATTTGCTAGAGTGGTTTTCAACAACTCATGTCCACCAGCAGTGGTACCATCATGCACCCTTAGCGTATTGTTTGTAGTGTCTACAGTAATTTCTGCTTCCGCACCGATAAATGAATTGTGCTGTGTGGAAGTACCTCTTCTCAGTTTGACTCTTGCTGCCATCAGATGCTCCCGTAATCGATTGAGTTGTACTCAAAAACATTGTCGGTAATAAGACCGTAATCTAAATCTGCGTTTTGATTTAAGCGAACGACTGCAATGCCTGGAGTTGTTGTAGTATCAACAACGAAATCCCCGAAGATGGTGTCCGCGAAAGAGATGGTCGTCACCCCCGCATCCGCCCCACCATCATTTACTGCGACTCCGCCGAGACCAACAACTGTTCCGTCGGTCTTTTTAGAGTAAATTTTCTTATCTACCAAATTAACAGCAAGTTCGCCAATCGCTAGATCTGCACCAGTTGGTGCTGCTCCAGGAGTCTCACTACGCTTTACTTGGACTATTGTCGACATCTAAATCCTCTTCCCCGATAGAATACTCTTCAGAGGTGCCAAACGCCAAACTGCCTTCAAGGTCAACATAATTCCCATTGGGTTTTGGTTGATTCTTTTCGTGCTCCAGAATTTGATTTTTCTGCGTAAGATCTGCTACCGTTTCATTTGCCATGGTAAGTTGTGTACTCAGCATGATATTATCAAGTGTCAACGCCTTCAACCGTTCTGCAAGATTGGCAATATACGAATTAATAAATTTAGTTTGGTCCATTATGTATCTCCACAAAGTTGGGGTGGGATAATCCCACCCCATTCTTATCTATTTATTAGTATGTTCCACCGTCGATATTACCGAACGAAGGAGCAACACCTGTACCACCAGATTTTAGAACTTGACCAGCAGTTCCAACTGCGGTTGCTTGGATAGCAGAAGTTCCGCTACCGAAGAGAACACCGTTAGCAGTCAGTGTTTGTGCACCAGTACCACCGTCTGCAACGCCGATTGCTGAAGCAAGCGAAGCAATAGTTCCGCCTTCGAGGTTAGCAACAAGAGTAGCAATGGTATAACCAGTTGCGCCTGTGTTAACAGTTGTTGTTGGAGCAACTTGTGAATCTCTGAAGAGTCTCCACTTACCGTCCGAAGCATCGCGGAAAAGACCTGAATAAAGGTCTAGCGAACCGCTGGTATCATACATACCGAACAGACCGATGTCAACTGCGTCGGTTGCATTGTTGTCGTTACCAACGAATACGAGAGGATCGGTAACAGTTAGAGTTGTCGAGTTAACAGTAGTTGTTGTTCCCGAAACTGTTAGGTTTCCTGCAACAGTAACGTTAGCACCCGAAAGTGTAAGAGCAGTAGTTCCGTCTGATGCCTTGATGTCATTTCCGCCGATCTTAAGATCGCCAGCAACAGTAACGTCTGCGCCCGAAAGTGTTAGAGCAGTAGCAGAAGATGACTTAATGTCATTACCAGTTACGGTAAGATCACCAGCAATAGCAACGTTTGCAGCATCAAGTGTAATCGCAGTAGCAGAAGATGACTTAATGTCGTTTCCTGTAACTGTTAGGTCGCCAGCAACGGCAACATCTGCACCCGAAAGAGTGATAGAAGTTGTTCCGCCAGATGCCTTGATGTCGTTACCACCAACTGTTAGGTCACCAACAAGAACAACGTTGTCTGTAAGAGCAACAGTTACGCCAGCATCTTCAGAACCTGAACCTGTGATTGCAACTTGGTTTGCAGTTCCAGCAACAGTAGCAACATAGTTACCAGTTGTATCAGTTCCAAGAGCAACCGAGTTGGCAGCAATCGAAGCAACACCTGATTCACTGATTGTAATGTCGCCAGAAACGGCAGCATAGATGTAATCGCCAATATCTTCAGCAGTAATTTTCTTGTTTGCAGTTGCCGAAGCATCATAAACAAGGAACTCATCCGCATCAGCAAGTGATGTCAGAGCAGTAGCGCCAGTAATATCAGCAGCGATAGCAACTTGGTTGTCTGAAACTGTTGTCTTGACACCAGCTGAACCAGCAAAAGTCAGAGTTCCACCAGTCGAGAAGGAATCCGTATTAGGAACTCCTTGGTTATCGCTGATTGTGAATGTTGACGAAGCAGGTGAAGCGAATGCAAGTTGACCTGAACCATTTGTGGTAAGAATCTGCCCGTTTGTACCGTCTGCGGTTGGAAGGATCAAAGTAAGATCAGCAGCAAGTGTATCTGGTGCTTTCAGAGTTACTTTGTTGGAACCGTTATCTGTTCCTTCAGCAAAGGTTGCTTTACCACCAACTGATGATGTTGCGTCGATAAGACGAGCATCAACCTTGTCTGTGAAATACTTACCACCGACTGCGTGAATTGCGGCACTTCCGCCTTCTACCGATTCGATGTAAAGTTTTGCACCAGCGCCGCTATTGCTGGCGTCTTGTGCGTATGCCATTTCGCCTTCTAGGAGGGCGGATGTTGTTGGAGCAGTTGCACCTGAACTTCTTTTAATTTGAATAATTGTTGACATTTAGACTATTCCTTTTTGGTTGTCTTCGTTATTAATACGTTCCACCGTCTATATTATCTAATACCACCTCAGATGCAGGATTCGCCGCTTCCCATTTGTTGGTAGCAGTGTTGTAAATTAAAGTGTATCCATCTTGGATACCGTCTACATCCACATCTGCCAACGTTTCTATTTTGGTTGATGTTCTTTTACTTACTATATTTGTATTTATAGTATTTGAAGTTCCTACTGTAACTTTTAAAGACATTATTTTGTTACCTCTGGATTAATTACGACGATCCCCTCGAGAACTCGTAGCGTTTCGCCATCGCCTGTAATTTCAATATCATAAACATACCTCCCTGCTTTTATTGCTGATGTTTGCACAGCAGTCAATGAAATAGTAACTTCACCATCTTCTGGTAAAGTAATTTCAGCAGTAAAACTAACGGAAGTATTAGTATAATATGATTTGCGCATTTGTGCTGCAGCAGTATAATCAGTAAGATCTTTCGGATCCCCGTTCTGATCATTTACCATAAGAGACAAAGAAAAAGTTGTTCCTTGGTCGATATAGATATTTTGAATTTGTGCCATCGGGAACCCTTATAAATTACTATGACACTATTTATAATTTTGGAGTTGTGATGAAAACAATTATAATGCTTAAATATGGCACAAAATATTCTGCCGATGATGTGAATAGAATCGTCAAAGATACAGGCAGGAAATATACATACGTATGTTTTACCGACGACCCGACTGGATTGGATCCAATTGTTGTTCCTTGGCCGTTGCCAGATGATATAGAAGGTCACTGGTATAAGGTTTGGATGTTCAGTCAACGAGGGTTTGGTGATGTTCTTTATCTGGATCTAGATATTCGTATTCAAAAAAATATTGATCATCTGTGGAAATACCTTGACATTCATCCAACAATAGCGTATACTTACTGGAAGAATATAGAGTTTCCTGATTATGTCGGAGAAACTCATGGCATGCGGTATTTAAGTAATTACAACTCGAGCGTAATGATGTGGAAAGATGGGACTGTTCATCATATATGGGAGCACTTTCAATCAAATCCAGATTACTTCATGGTTAAGTATTTTGGTGACGACAGGTTCTTATGGCACGAAGATTTTAGATTTAATTACTTTCCGAAAGGTGAGATATATTCGTTCGTATATGGCGCAGACTATTATGGTATAGATGACCACAATAAATCTTTCTGGTATAGACCAGACTATACTATAGCATTACTAAATGGGTTAGACCAGTTTCCTGGAGCAGATAAAGAATATGATGAACTTCGTATGCATTAAGTGGGGTGATAAGTATCCCGCCAAATATGTGAACAATCTTTACAACATGGTAAAGAAGAACTACCCCAACCTGTTTACATTCACGTGTTATACTGATGATACCGATGGTTTAATTTGCGACACTGCGCCTATACCAGACGATGGTATTCTACATCCAAAATATTGGTTTGGTAAAGAAACCTTCTGTTTTGACCGAGCAAAGTTCTTAGTATTTAATTCACACAACTGGTTGGGGTACATAGGTGACTGGTGCTATTTTGATCTTGACCTTGTGATCCAAGAAGATATATCTGACATTGAAGAACTTGCTCAGAAACCTCGTATAATTCAATGCCGCTGGCAACCACAATCACAGAAACATGACAGACTGTTTATTGATACTCGAGGAACATTCTACAATTCTAGTATGATGCTTTGGCCTGGTAAATCATGCGAACATATCTACAACGATGCCATCGAGAATTCCGAATCGATATTTAAAACTTTCTTCAAGGGGAGCGATAATTATCATTACTGGAGACAGAGGGATTTCTGGAAAGACATTCCAGGCGGATGGATTTATTCTTGGAATCGAGGAAAGCATTACCCAGATGATATTGAACGATTTAAGTTTCGATCCGATGCCAAGATTTGCTTATTCAATACGGATAATGTTCCCCATCCTTCTGCTAAAGAGCAAATTAAGTTATTGGAATGCGAACATGAAGACATTCTCAGATTGTGGAACTGCGAATGAGAGTTAATTACGTTTGCTGTAAATGGGGAACAAAGTATTCCGCTGAGTTTGTCAATCGTCTTTATCGAATGGCAAAGAAGCATACCCCAGATAATTTTGAGTTTCACTTCTATTGCTACACAGATAATAGTGAAGGGTTTGACACTGAAATTAAAGTCATCGACTTCCCAGACATTCCTGACATCCACCCAAAATACTGGTTCGGTTCTGAGGATTTCAAATACGGCATGGCACGTTGTTGGGACAGACCAAAGACTTTTATCTTCAACACCCACAACTTCGCAGACGATAAACCAACTGGCAGATTTGTATTCTTCGACCTCGATGTTATCATACAAAATGATTTGTCGCCAATCATCACTTATGACCTAGAGAATCCTACCAAGTTGCGCTCGTGGTGGCAAGATCCGAGACCGATGAAGTCTCGCAACTTCAAACTTTCCCATGGCGCATATACTAATGGTAGTTGTATGGTGTGGTCAGATGATCAGACAGAGTGCATCTGGCAGGATGTGCTAGAACATCAAGAACGTATTTGGTTCACGTTCACCGATGGAACTGACAACTATCATAGTTGGCGATGGGGAGACTTTAGCGATACTCCATTATGGAAACATTTTCCAAATACCTTTGCTTACTCTTACAATCGCGGACGCGACTGGGATTCAGGCGACCTTGAAGTCGGTATATATAGAAAGGACTGTATTGTGTGTGTTTTTAATGTGGATTTACTTCCATTTACAGACAACAGCAGAGGGAAAGTGAAGCAGGAATCGCTTGTTGATCCTGATCTCTTAGAACATTGGAATGTATAATGATTAATATTTACACAGTAAAGTGGGGATTCAAATATGATTCGGAAGATGTCAATAAAATTCTCGAACAATGCAAACAACACATTACAACAGAATTTAATTTTTATTGTTTGACCGAACATTCTGGTGGATTAAGTCCAGAAATTAATGTCATCCCATTACCCGAGGATAACTACTACGAAAAATGGTGGAATAAGTTATATCTTTTTGACCGAAATGTTGTTAAGCAAAAAGGAGAAAAACTTTTTCTAGATCTTGATATCGGTATTCAAAACAATATCGATTGCATCGTTGATCATGATCCGGAAGACGGTTTAACTTTTGTTCGCACTCATTGGCATAACATGAAGAAAATGAAACAAGACACCCAAGATATTCCGCACAAATATACAGACTTAAATTCTAGCGTGTTGAGGTGGAATGATAGGTTAGATATCGACAAAATCACCAAGTTCGTCACAGATTATGCAGATCAAATGTTCTTCTATTATCGCGGTCTCGACAATCTATTCGGGCATCAAAGAGAACGTCTTCTGAAAATTGACCATTTCCCAGACGGTTGGGTATATAGTTACAACTACGGATATATGTGGCCGACAGATGTAAGAGAACAAGTCCTGCGCGAAGAACCACTTATTTGTTTATATGATTCAATGGAAAGACCACAAGATGTTAAATTATAATTACTTAAACAACTATCGTTATTGGGGTGAAGGTCTAGAAAAGATCAATCACGAAATGCCGTTTAAACACGAAGACTTTCGTAAGTCTTTGAATCCAAATACTATGGATGCTGCTATCTGGTTGGTAGAAGAATTGCAGAAATGCGTAGATGTAACCAAGCAATTAAATATTACGGTTTTGAATTCTTGGTTGGGGTTTCCGCTCGTTCCATTGTTATGCGAAAATCTAAACGTCAAGAAAATTAATTTAATCGATATCGACAAAGATGCATTGGAACTCTCTAAAGTGTTTAATAGGTATTATTCCAACACGGGTGTTGAGTTAAATCACATCAATTGGGATATTCCGTTTGCATATCATGATATCAATGCACTAGAAACAGATGTTGTTATTTCTCTTTGTTGTGAGACCATGTACCCCCTCAAGAAAATGACAACTGCAAACCCAGATTGTATTTTTGCCTGCCAATCGTCAAATGTATTCAAAGAAATGTATGGTATTAATTGCGTACCAACGATTGAAGAGCACATCGAGAATATTGGAGTTACTGATGTTTTCTACAAGGGATCTATTAAGCAGTCATATTACAGTTGGGATGGTAAGGTCGAGTTCGACCGCTTCATGGTAATAGGGAAAAAATAATATGGGTAGAGCAAGAGTCGTCGCACCACCTCCGCAAGATTATATTCCAGAACCTTTAGTGTCAGTGCCGCCTCCACCCGAGGAAGTGGTTGTGGAGGAGTGGATCGAAGGAAATTTCCAAGAAGAAATTGTTGAAGTTGAAATTATTGAACCTTCTCAAGAAGAACTTGAGAAGGGAAGAATCGCACAAGAAAAATATGAAGAATTGCAGCGAAAGAAAGCAGAAGAGGAATCTAGAATTTCTGCTGAGTTGCAAAATTTACGCGAAGAAAACCAAAGACTTACACGTGAAAAAGAAGCAGCGGAAAGAGCAAAAGAAGAACAAATTGTAAAGATGCGGCAACAGGCAACTGATCAGCGCAACAATCAACACATGATTCAATTAAACATGACACCAAAAATTCCATCGTTAATTAGTAAAATTAAAACATTATTTAGAAACCGTCGAATTAAGTCTGCTACAAATGTTGGAATTAAAAACTATGAAACTGCAATCCTCGAGCGAGCAAGAATTGCAGTTCCTAAGTTATTAGATGATATTGAAAAAATGCATGAACAGTTGACTATTCTGGAAGATCTACTCGCAAAATATAGTGAGGTTAAAAGCACTCAGGAAAAGTGAGAGGCATCCTCGCCGCTTATGTCTTCAATCATTGAGCGCCAGATTTCTAGATGCGGTACAACATATCCTAGTGTCAATCTCTTCGCAGTATTACCACAGCAGTGATATACGATTTTGTTTGGATCGCTGCGATCGCCGAAGTGACCAACCTTGCATGACCATCCCTTTGGATCGACCATAGTGACAACTTCTTTTGTTACAGGATCGAGATATCTGAAAAATCCGCCATTTTCTTCTGAGTTATATGTAATGAGAATATTATAACCAGACGCATTCCAATTAGTGTGCCATCCCATAAACCCATCTTCTGGATAATATGTGAAGACCGCATTATTTCTAGCACCGAGATAATTTATTAATTCAGAATTTGTTTCTTGCTGCCTTCTGCCATATTCAGAAGGGAACCATGGTTGTCCATGTGCCTGAGACATGTCAGTGCACCATGCAACATCAGGAAATCCAACATGATTGTGTCCCTTATTGACGATATGATTCATATACTGCTCATCAGTAGCAGTGTCCACATTCAGTCCGCCGCGACGTTTTGCTTGCATATCTTCAGGTCCGAGAACTAGATGTTGATCGTTCTGTTGGAAGAACCATTCTGTGAACGGGTCTAAAATATCTGTAAGATCTTTTGAGACTGAATTTGTAAATTTCAACATTTGATAATCCTTAATCTAACATACCGTGCGGGATAGTATAATGATAAATCACTCTCGGTTGTCCTTGGAGTTCTTCTTCTTTATATCCAGCGACAAAATTCCATCGAGCATCTGGGTCGGGAAACCGACCTGCCTTTACCCCAAAATCAAACTGGTTGAGGAGTCTCCACATCGTAAACGTATCCCACTGCAAGGCAGATTTTGGATAATGTTTGCGATCCCATTCTGGTTTATTTTGCGCCCAATACTCGTCATACCAAGCACGCATCATCTCTAAGGTTTGTGGATTATTCCGATAGACAAACAACCCACAATGCTCAGTCATTTCTTCTGTCTCGGATAACTTGGTCAGTGCTGCGTTATACGGACGATTGGCAGTGAAGATAACATCGGTATCCTCTGGGATCTGATCAAAAATCTTTTGGATGTCTTCGTGTTCGACTTCAGTATCACAGTCCATATAAACTGTCAAGTCATACGGAGTCTGATCGAGCGCCCAAAGTTTTGCTCGTTTATCGCGAGGAACATTTTCGGTAATTACATTATCAAAAATTTCATAATCATCTGGTTGCACCCATTCTTCTTGGGTGAAGAATGTGATATTTGCATCTGGAAAATAATCTTTTAAAGAAATTGCCGAGTTTCTTGCTGCCCTGTAGTAACCTTTGCGGATTGTGGCAACGTACAGGAATCCATTATTCGGCATCAACTGCTTCTTGCGCAATAGCAGTATTCGCTTCTTCTTGCATCAGTAACATTACTGTGTATGCAGTGACTTCCATAAACGTCTTAGACTTGCGAATCTTAGATTTTAAATCGCGATTCTTAGAGTTTTTAACTATATCAAGTTCGAAGGCATCCAACTTAGCAGCAAACAATTGTTCTTGTTGCACGCGAGTCTTGTCTACCTTCTGACGTTCAAGGTTTTGCTTTATTTGATTATTTCGTTCTTCCATGCGCCGATCAGTATTGGCATCGATCTGCCCGATACTATAGAGACGCATCACTTCTTCGTAATCACGATTGCTACCATCATTCATGATGGATGCAGTAACACGCTTATTAGTGTCAGGATAGAAAAACTCAGCGATGATATGCTGACGTTCTTTATTCGCCCAATAAGGATTTTCGATCTTACGGGTAACTACAGGTGAGGTATTAATCAATTCAATTCTCCATTAGAAATAATAGTCATGGTAACAGTATATATAATAATTGCTACAAAGTCAATAGATTTATGCAGTTTTTACCCACAAATATACTGTTGAGATGGTGTCTTTAGTCGCTTGAATGGTCGCACCAGAATAGGTTCCTGAAAACGACTGCGTATACGATCCGCTATAGAAACCAGTATATGTTGCAGTTCCTAGATAGAATCCTGTATAGTTGCCAGTAAAGTTCCCAGTGTATGTACCCGTATAGGTAGCACTTCCTAGATAGAATCCTGTATAGTTGCCAGTAAAGTTCCCAGAATAGGTTCCTGTATATGTGGCAGTTCCTGCATAGAATCCAGTATAGTTGCCACTAAAGTTTCCAGTGTATGTACCCGTATAGGTAGCAGTTCCTGCATAGAATCCTGAAAAAATTCTCGCATAGAATCCAACATAATTACCTGTATAGTTTGCTGGACCAATATAGTTTCCACTAAAGAATCCAGTGTAGTTGCCTGTATATGTTCCAGTATAGTTTGCTGTACCAATATAGTTACCAGTAAAGAACCCAGTGTAGTTGCCTGTATATGTTCCAGTATATGTAGCAGTTCCTGCATAGAATCCAGTAAAGAATCCAGTGTAGTTACCCGCATAGAATCCAGTATAGTTTGCGGGACCAATATAGTTACCAGTAAAGTTCCCTACATAGTTTCCACTATAGTTGCCAGCATAATTAGCAGCATAGTTTCTTGAACCAGAGAAAGTGCCAAGATAGTTGCCACTATAGTTACCTGCATAGGATGCAGCATAGTTTCTTGAACCCGAGAAGAAACCTACATAGTTTCCACTAAATGTTCCCGCATAGTTACCAGCATAGTTTCTCGATCCAGCATAATTTCCAAGATAGTTACCGCTGAATGATCCGAGATAGTTGCCACTAAAGTTACTCGCATAAGTTCCTAGATAGTTACCAGCAAATGCTGTTCCAACGAAACCACCGAAAAATGGTGCATAGAATCCGAGATAGTTGCCACTAAAGTTTCCTAGGTAGGTTCCAGAGAAGTTTCTTGAATATGTTCCGAGATAGTTACCTGCATAGGATGCAGCATAGTTTCTTGAACCCGAGAAGAAACCTACATAGTTTCCTGAGAAGTTACCTGCATAAGATCCAGCGTAGTTTCTCGAACCAGCAAAGAATCCAGTATAGTTGCCACTAAAGTTGCTGGCATAGTTACCAGCATAGTTTCTAGAACCTGCAAAAGTTCCTAGGTAAGTTCCGCTGAAGTTTCCTGAATATGTTCCGGAATATGGAGCAGTGCCAGCATAACCACCAGCATAGTTGCCGCTAAATCCACGAGAATATGAACCAGAGTAGTTTGCTGGACCTACGTAACCACCAACATAGTTGCCACTGAATCCTCGTGAGTATGAACCAGAATATGGGGCAGGTCCAACATAACCTCCAACATAGTTACCGCTGAATCCTTGTGAGTATGATCCGGAATATGGAGCAGTGCCTGCATAGGCTCCTGAGTATGTACCAGAAAAGTTACCGACATAGTTGCCCGTATAGTTTGCTGGACCTATATATCCGCCGCTGAAATTGTTGGCATAACTACCAGAGTATCCACCAGAGTAGTTTGCTGGACCAACAAATCCGCCGCTGAAATTATTTGCAAAAGTGCCAGAATATGTTCCGGAATAGTTTGCTGGACCAACAAATCCACCACTAAAGTTATTTGCAAAAGTGCCAGAGTATCCACCAGAGTAGTTTGCTGGACCTACATATCCACCAGCATAATTACCACTGAAGTTACCAACATAGTTACCAACATAGTTACTTGGCGAAATTTGTTCTCTGGTATCAGTAGTAGAAGTTCCTAATTGGACCCATGTTCCGCCAGATGGTGTTGAAGATTGAACCTTGTATGTCCCTAAACCAGAATCAATAATTCTATTACGGAAACTTGGTAGCATCTGCAGAATTTCGCCAGAGGACATTTCTTTAATGTCCTTGGTATTGATCAGTTTAAGTGGTTTAAGACTTGTATCTGGAGTGCTAGTCGCCGCAGTTTTCTGCCAAAGGTAAGTAAGAGTATTACCACCGTTTGCAACATCAGTCAGTGTGTAGCGAGAAACCCACGTTCCACCGCTGGGGGCAGTTGCTTGTAGACGATATTGTCCAGCAGTATACGAACTTTCGGCGACCATCGCAGAAATAGCATAATCAAGCAATTCACTATCAATTTCTGCATCAGACATTTCTTTGATGCGGTCAGTGGAATATTTGATCGGTCTATTAGTAATACTTTCAGTCGCCGCAGCAGATACCTGCTTTGCGTAATATGTTACAGTATCAATCGCACCAGTAGCTGGGTGAGTTCCTGTTGCCTCTTGACGATCTGTATCAACAAAGGTTCCGATTGCAGTTCCTGTGCCAGTATTATTTGTGGTGATATTAATTTCACCAGTACCTGTACCATCAGCATTCGCACCAAAGGAAACTGTTAGGATATTTGCTACATAATTTTTGATTTCATCTACAGACATTGCCTGCAACCCCTGCATATTTGCAGAGGTTACTGGTGTCGCAGAAGATTTAATTCTAAGAACCATAGTTATGCAGTCCTAATCCAAAGTTTAACCGTTGATATTGTGTCCTTCGAGGAAAGCACAGTTGCTCCGGAATACGTCCCCGCGAATGTTCCAGTATAATTACCCGTAAAGAAACCACCGTATGCAGGTGAAGTATAAACGCTAGTAAAGAAACCAGTATAGAACCCTGTATATATAGCAGTTCCTGTATAGAATCCTGTAAAGTTACCTGCACTGGTGAAACTACCAGTATAAAACCCAGTATAATTACCTGTATATGATGCAGTTCCTGTATAGAATCCAGTATAGAATCCAGTGTAATTACCAGTGTATGCTGGACCAATAAAGTATGCAGTATATGCAGTTCCAGTCGCTCCAGTATAGTAACCAGTATATGGTGTTCCTGGAATTGGTGCACCAGTATAGTAACCAGTGTAAGGTGTTCCTGGAGTTGGTTCGCCGCTATAGAAACCAGTGTAAGGTGTTCCTGGAGTTGGTTCGCCGCTATAGTAACCAGTATATGGTGTTCCTGGAGTAGATGGACCTGTATAGTAACCAGTATATGGCGTAGCAGGAGTAGATGGACCTGTGTAGAATCCAGTATATGGCGTCGCTGGGGATGGTTCGCCACTATAGAACCCAGTATATGGTGTTCCTGGAGTGGAATCGCCAGTATAGTAACCAGTGTATCTTGTAGGAACGAACAACGGTCCTGGATCCCCTGGACCTGCTCCTCCAGGTCTTGGAACCAAGGTTCCTGGCTGAATAGGCGGACCACTGTAGAACCCAGTATATGGTGTCGCTGGAGTAGATGGACCTGTATAGAATCCTGTGAATGATTTTGGAACTGCTTGTGCAGTATAGAACCCAGTGTAAGGTGTTCCTGGAGTAGAAGAACCAGTATAGAAACCAGTGTATGGTGTTCCTGGAGTCGATGGACCGCTGTAGAACCCAGTGAATGGTGTCGCTGGAGTAGATGGACCTGTATAGAAACCAGTGTATGGTGTTCCTGGAGTAGATGGACCTGTGAATGATTTTGAAACTGGTTGTGCAGAATACACTCCAGTGTAAGGTGTTCCTGGAGTAGAATCGCCAGTATAGTAACCAGTATATGGACCAGTCGGATTTCCTACAAGAGTATAGAACCCAGTGTATTCCGCAATAGTCGGAACTACACCTTGGTAGAACCCTGTATAAATTCCTGGACCTGTGCTTGTGTACCATCCAGAATAATTTCCTGGAACAAGAGCCTGTCTATAATTCGTGATTGGTGGTCCTGGTTCACCTGGGAAAATTGGTGGTCCTGGTTCATATCCCTCATAGAATTCTAACGAAGGTACGCCAGTGTAAGTTCCCAAGTAATTCTGGGTGACAGGCGAACCACTATAATTACCAACATATGGAGTTAAAATTGGACCCATGAAGTCTTGCTCAGGCGGTCCATCACCTGTATAAGTCCCAGTAAACGACCCACCTGGATTTGTCCCACTATAGAATCCAGTATATGGCGTAGCAGGAGATGCACCGCCAGTGTAGTAACCAATGAAAAAGGCAGGAAGTTGGCCCGACGGAAACCCATTGAGATCGGCAACATCCCATTTCAGCGTATAGAATCCAGTGTAGGATGTTCCTGGAGTCGACGGTCCAGTATAGTAACCAGTATATGGTGTTCCTGGAGTGGAATCGCCAGTATAGTAACCAGTATATGGTGTCGCTGGAGTAGATGGACCTGTATAGTAACCAGTATATGGTGTTCCTGGAGTGGAATCACCAATATAGGTTCCTGAAAAGAAGGCAGGAATCTGTCCCGACGGCATCCCATTGAGATCGGCAACATCCCATTTCAGCGTATAGAATCCAGTATAGAACCCAGTATATGGCGTAGCAGGAGTAGATGGACCTGTATAGAATCCAGTATATGCAGGCGCTGGAGTTAGATCTGCAGTATAGAACCCAGTATATGGTGTTCCTGGAGTCGACGGTCCAGTATAAAACCCAGTGTAAGATGGTGCTGGAGTTGATGGTCCAGTGTAGAAACCAGTAAAAGTTTCACCTGGAGTTGATGGTCCAGTGTAGAATCCAGTGTATGGTGTTCCTGGAGTTGATGGTCCAGTATAGAATCCAGTGTATGAAGGTGCTGGAGTTGATGGTCCAGTATAGAAACCAGTGTATGAAGGTGCTGGAGTTGATGGTCCAGTATAGAAACCAGTAAAAGTTTCACCTGAAGTTGATGGTCCAGTATAGAACCCAGTGTATGAGGGTGCATCAACAGAATATGGTATTCCATCGCGCTGAGTGGTATACGCAGGTCCAGTATAGGATCCTGTGTATGCTCTACTATAGGTTACGAAATTTTCTACAATAGTTCTAGTGTATACTCCGCTGAAACTGCGAGTGTACGTTGGACCTGCACCAGTAAAAACTCCAGTATAATTCGCAGGTCCAGTATAACCAGCAGAGAAATTATTGCTGTATCCAGGACTTGTGAATGGTGAGGTATATGGTGGACTGCCATATGCTCCGCTATACGTTCCTGTATAGTTACCAACATAATTTTGCGGAGAAACTTGCTCTCTAGTATCAGTAGTAGAGGTTCCTAATTCAACCCATGTTCCGCCACCTGGAGCAGTCGCTTGCAGTTTATAAGTTCCGATATTAGTATCGATAATGCGATTACGGAAGTTCGGAACCAACTGCTCAATTTCGGCAGCGGTCATAATCTTCAACGAGTTGGCATCATTACTTTTTAATGGTGCAAGAGAATCGTTGGCGACTGTTGAAGCAGCGGTTTTTTGCCACAGGTAGGTTGTGGTATTTCCGCCATTCGCGACATCAGTGAGCGTGTATCTTGCTTGCCAAGTTCCACCTGTAGGAGCAGTTGCTTGTAGTCTATATTGACCAGCAGTATATTCAGATTCGGAAACAAACGCCGAAATCACAGTATCCAAAACACCGTCCAGATTAGCATCAGTCATTCGGCGAATGCCATCAGAATGCCATGCGACAGGACGAGCAGTTACGCTTTCGGAAACAGGAGCAGTTACTTGCTTTACATAATAGGTAGTAGTAGTTATGTCACCCGTGGCAGGATGTGTCCCAGTCGCTTCAGTTCTATCCGTGTCAACGAACGTTCCAATAGAAGTTCCTGAACCCGAATTATCTGTTGTGATGTTTATCTCAGCAGCGCCAGATCCAGTGGTATCCGTCGCAAACTTAGTTGTGATGACATTTGCAATATAGTTCTGAACCTCTGCGTTGGTCAAAGGTTCCAGTCCGCTGAAAACAGCAGACGTAATTGGCGTCGTAGATGCTTTGACCTTTAGAGGATTCATTTTAGTTCAACCTGTTACCACTTGTATCGTAAACAATAAGATTAGTAATGCGATACCAATCTTGCGTATCCTGCGCAACTAACTGAACAGAACTATATGGTGCCAGATTAACAGCAACGTTCACAGTTCCTTCGTCAATGACGTCAGATGTGTTTGGATAAACCTTAATGGTAACCGCAGTAGTATTGACAATAGTAACAGAAACGCCTACAGCAGCAGTCGGGAGTTTGACACCTTGGTTTGCTGTTGCCGAGGTAACAATATTGACTGTTTTTGTCAGCGCAGTTGCGCCACCTTGATCAGTTCCTGCTGCAGCAACCGATGCATTTACTGATGGGATAAATGCGCCAGTTAGTGTCAGGTTCTCGAACGATGGACTGTCACCAGATTGATACTTATCTTGATTGAGGTTGGTAAAGTTATCATCAACCTCATTATTTGTTAAAGGTACGCCCTTGGCGGACCTCAGTGTAATTGTGCTCATGCTTTCCTACCTTCATGATTGTTGAGAATTTGTGTTAACAAAGATTTAATTTCCGTCATTTCATTCTTTAATTCATTAATCTCAATTCCATATGACTTCATTTGTTTAAGTCTTTCGCGTTGTGCATTATATGCTGCTAATTCATGTCTATCAGTAGAGACAATTGCTTTGGAGTCTCCATCTCTAATGTATTTATTCGTATCTTGAAGTGCGATTTTTGCCATATTACACCTGCAGCGCGATTGCTCTCAGTTCCTTAAACTTAGGAACTACAGAACTATTGTTGGAGAACATGACAATCTTAATTGCCATTTTGTCAAATTTGGTATAAGTCGCACCCGAATACATGTATGTGAAGGGTTCATCTTCTAGTTCGTCAACTTTATTTGCCTTTGGTATTTTATATTCATACTCAACAAATCCAGCAGCGGCAGTAGAACTTAGTGGCGATACACTTGTCTCTAGTTCTACCCAATCAAGATCTTCAAAGTTTCTAGAGTCTGATGCATTCTGCAACTTAGCATATATTCTTGCTGAAGTTCCTGCTGGTAGATAATTACTCAGATAGACCCTCAAATCTTCTGAGTTACCATCAAGATTAACTCGGCGCGAAATATATTTAGAACTTGCAGTACCAACATTAGTATCTTCATCTCTATTACCATCATCTGAATTGATGAAGTTAGAAATACAAATCAATGAACACTTTCTAAGATCGATCACAGGAGAAACTGTATCA